TATTTTTCGTAATTCTCTGGCACGTCTTTATTTTCTACGGTGCCATGCTCTCTACCATCTCCATATTCTTTAGTGGCTCTATTGATTACTCCCATTAAAACAGTTGAAAATTCATAACAAGATTTTCTCTCTAATGGGTAATGGCCTCTTCTTAAAATTATTAAGAGTATTTCTTTCCAAGAAAATTTTAATTTTAAATGTGTTTCTGTAAATTTAAATTCCATATTACGTTGATAAGAACCAAGAAGTTAGTATATATTTGTCTTTTTGTAAAGGTGGATTACCTCTATGCACGTAAGGATAATCTGCAGGAAATATACACACACGTCCTGTCTTTGCTTTGATCCTTTGTTTTTGCATTAAAAATTCTGTTTCTCCACCTTCTTTAATATCATTTAAATACATGGTCCAAACTAAAGCTCTTTTACAAGAAAGATCTCTATGACTTCTTTCTGTATGCCATACATGATACCCACCTCCTGGGATTGTTTTTTGAATTTTTATAGTTGTAAAATGTAAATCAATTATACCACAAAAATTTGCATACCCTGTTTTTTGATCATAAATTGATAATGCATCTCTTAATATTTTACATACTTCTTCTATTTCATCAGGCCAATTATTTGATTTACTAAAACTTATTGCTAAATCATCTTTAATTCCTTTTGCCATTTTTTCAGAATTATATCTATCATAGGCTTTTGAATCTTTTTCTTTTTCAAAAATATTTATTAACTTTTTACATAATTCTGGTGATACAAAATTATCAAACATAGCTATAGAATCTACTATCTTTACATATCTTTTAAGACCTGTTTTTTCTGTTTCTTCATAACCAATATCTTTATTTTTTTTCATTATATCTCCGGGTTGTACATTTTAGTTAAACGAATCGGGCTTTTAACTCCATCATAAGCGTGCTCTACGTTGGGTCCGTTTTTATCTACATAATGTAAAAAAGTTTGTAGATGAAAATCTCCCTTAAAATTTTCTCTCCAATGTTCTGACTCACATCCTAAATAAATTACAGCATCACCAGGTTCCATGTCAACAGGTTTTCCATCAACGTATAATGGCCATTTAGTTCCATCACTGTCCCACATGGCAGAAACAGATATTTCACATGCTGGTCTATCTTTATGTTTTTGCAACTCTGCATTATAAGTATAAAATCTTGTAAAAGCATACGTTGCCATTAAGGATAACCCTGTTTCTTTTTCCATTGTTTTTTTCTTTTGCACTAAAATACCATCTGAAAAACAATCACTATAAAAAACAGAATCGGCATTGTTGCTTTGTGCAGAATCAAAATCCTTAATATTTCTTTTGTGTAATAAATGAAAATAATGTCTGCCTAATTCTAATTCTTTTTTTGTAAAAAAATTTTTTATTAATTTATAATTAAAATCTTTTCTTATGATGCCCATGATATTATTGAATACCTTGTTCCTTTCTTTATTGGTTTAACTCCATGTGGATATAAAAAACAACTTGGCCAAATTATTAATCTACCTGATTGTGATTCCACTTTTACTGTAAGTTTCCCTGTAGTAGGGTTAAAAAATTCTAATTCACCCCCTTTATAATCATCATTTAATAATAAGATAGCGGAGAGAATTCTTGGATTATTTGAAAAATGATCTATATGAGTTTGATATAAACCACCTTCATTATATTTTAATATTTCTAAATTAGATATACTGGACATTGATGTTCCTATTTTAGGAGAAACTTCGTTTGAATATTTTTTAAAATAATTTTTGAAAAAAAAACCTAAATAATTACACCAGTGAATTTTAGTTTTTGAATTACAATCCCAATTAGTTAAACTTAAACTTTCAACATTTCTAATGTCTTTATCTACTATATTATCTTTGCCAATTCCTGCTGATGTAAATTTTTGTTTTAATGAATATTTAATTATAGATGATATGTTTTCTACAGGCAAAGCATTATCGTATATTTTTATATACCTTTCTAAATTCATGGATATGAATATATAGATAATTTTTAAAAAGTAAACTAGTTATTAGTTATTTCTAAAGGAAATATTTGAGGACAATCAGTAAGGTTATAAATATATTCCATAACACAATCAGTGCTATTCCAAGAGTTGACGGCACTTATATTAATTGCTTCTAAAAACGTAACCATAGCTTTTACTTCAGTGTCATTATCATAATGTTGATCTGAATAATGTTTAAATTCTGTAATTAAATCATCTCTAACTTGTGTTAATATAGCCTGTGCTTCACTTGCATCTGTAACATTTTTAGCTACATCAGAATTAGCATCATCATCTGCTGTATCTTGTTTATGAAAAACA